CTGATTGCTGCTCAAAGAAGCTACGATCGGCATTAGGATCAATCATGCGGCCTTGTGGGTCTGTGCGCAATCCTAGCCCTTCTGGTGCTGCTTGGATAGCTGAGATAGTAGGTGCGCCGAAACGCTCTTGTAGGATAGCCTGCGTTCGATTAAGGCCAACCGTAGATGATGTTGGGTCTGCAAGTCGAATCTGTTGGTTGGGGTCTGCCTGCGGTGTCTGTGGCTGGACGATAGGGCCAGAGAACGGGTCTTCACCAGTTGGAGCTGTAGAAGAAGTGGGGTCTGCTAGTCCAAATTGTGGTGCTGCTGCTTCGGTTTGCGGGGCAGACTGGACAAACTCTGGCGTCCCGAACTGTGCTTTTACAGTTTCAACCGTTGGAATGAATCCAGCTTCCCTATCCGCTGGAATAGGAACTTGAGATGCTGAAATGAACCCAGCCCCTCCAGTTGGTCTAAAATCTCCACGATCAACTTGTGGAACTTGAGGCTCAACTTGAGGGGTGTTCGTCACTGGCTGTGGGATTAGCTCGCCTTCTGGAATGCCAAGTCCAAACCTCTCGGAACCTTCGCCTTGAACTTCAAATCCACCAAGCATAGGACGGCTTCGGGGGTCATTGGCAATCAATGGCCCTTGCGTAGCTTGGGGGGTTGCTGGTGCTGTGGGCAAGGCTGCTGGTGCTTGTGGTTGCCCAAACTGCGGCCCTTGCATAAGTTTTAGTAATTCGTCTGGTATTGCCATAATTCGTTCTGTGTTAGTAGGTTAAGTATATCTTATGTGTCAAGCGCCGAAGGTTAGTAGGTGTAGAAGTCGAGAGAGGTGATTGTTGAGGACGCAGAATAAGTATTTGATCCCGAAGTGCTTGAAGCGGAGCCAAGTAGATTGGTGGCATCAGCTACGCGAGTTCCGCTACTAGTTGACTGTGTAGTTACTTTGCAAAATATATTAAATTCACCATCTAGCGTAGTGTATGCGTGGTCATAGGTTGTAGTGCTTGTGTTTATGGACAAGTCTCCGTAAGAATTAATCGCAACAATAGCCCTTGCTCTGCTTGACCCCGAAATCCCTCTAGCGAATATAATGTTACTAACTATGCCATACCCCACAAATAGGCTAGGATCATCCGTGCTTCCGTTATATAGCGAAATAACTGACGAAGTCATCTGTGCATAGGCCGATGTTTGAGATATGCCGCCAGGGTTAGAGACTACACTTCTAGCGCAAATTCGCGTCCCACATACTCTTTCCATTGGCTCAGCCTTTGGATTCTCAACCTCTGTTCCGTCGTTGCTAAATTGTGTATATAGCATGTTCACCTCTTCCAAGTAAGCCGACTGGCCTATCGTTCCAGTGACCGAAGTATCAATATCAACTGTCATTGAGTAGATATTCCAATATATTTTCATGGCAAGTCTGCGCGATTCCAAAACGCTTGCGGACTTTGCTGAATCTCCTATTGGCTCATTAATTTTACTCCACCCGCTAAGCGATGTCCAGTAATCGTATCCAGACACATCAACCTTCGTTATACAAGAAGGAAACCCGCTGCCAAATCCCCCGCTAGGGTTTCCTGGGAAGTTAAATGAATCTGCTACTGGCATTATAATGGATCTCCGATTGTTCCCACTACCGTTCCGTCGTAGGGTTCCCCGTTTACGCACCAAATAACGTCAATAGTGTCACCGCCGCCACCACCACCATCACCTTCGTCAACTGTTCTATCACGGCTCACAAAGTCCTGCCCGTCATCCTGCAAGTCTCGCTTGCCCGTCTGCGGAAACTCCCTTGGTGGAATGATGAAGCTAGTAGACAGGTCATGGATACCCCCGCTCTTGGCCTTGATGCCAATAGTTCCAGTGTGCGCCTTGCGACGATCCTGTAGCTTGTCTAGTTCTGCTTGTGTAGGCATTAGCGCGTAGGGATGGTTGCAACGATGATAACCTTCTTCCAAACTTGGTTGCCATCTACATCGTCAAATGCTGGGGTTAATGTGGGGGCTTGGATTACATATTTCTTTCCGTCAGGACGGTCGGGGCCACCGCTAACTTCAATTGAATACGATGCATCTGGCAGAATGTAAGTCCCCTCAAGTAGAACTGCACCGTTAGAGTTTACTCCTGTTCCGTCTGCATAGCCAGCAGTTCCAGAGTAAGAATTGTTACCACCCGTCACGACGGTATATTCATTGAACACCTTGTCTTGAGCCGTCTGCCGAACCGTAGTTAGATTGTAATTAGTGCCAAGTCCATCAACGCGACCCTTAGCCCATTCTTCTGGATTCCACAACCCAAGCGCACCATCATAGGTAAGGTCAGATGCTACAATCTCGTCGTCGGTCTGGAAAAATACATAAACCCTAGACAGAACCTCCGTTGTCACTGGTGGAATCAGACTATACCAATAACTATTCCAAGTCGTTGCTACGTCGCCAGTTGTGGGATTATTGATAGTGTCTTGGTCGTAGGCAATGCTCACCTCTCCAGGGTATCGAAAGCCGATATACTGGTCAAACTCACTCACAGGGTCATCACCATTAGCGCCTAAGGGGTTGCCGTCCTTGTCTTGCAATGTGCTTACAACAATAGTCTGAAGCCCCTCATAGTCCCCAACGTCCCGATCTATGATTGGCCCTACAGTTGAACCCTCCACTCCGAAAAATGTTGTAGTCACACGTTTGACCCCTTCGGCCTCAGTTGACTCTTTGACTTTCAGGATGCCAGCCTCAAGCCAAACCTCCTGTAGTGTCCACTTAGCATCAGTCTCAATAATCTTGTAACTACCTAAGTATAAGGTAGTTCCGTCACTATCTATAGTTGTTACGCCTACGACATTGGTGTATGCCGTGTCAGGTAGGGCTACATACTGCCTTGTAACCCTTTTTAGGCCATTTAGCTCGTAGTCAGTGTCCTCATCCTTCTCAAGCACCCAAGCGTCTGTAAGCGTCTCATAGGACAAGCGAACGTAGTGTGTGCCAGCTTGTGGGACGAACTGGACATCAGCCTCAACAAGTCGCATATCATCATACGCAACGCCTGAGTTCTTCGGATATGTCCAGCCATTCTCTAGCGCATGGTCTTGCAATGCCCCGAACTCTGGAATCCACTTGTCAATGTTCTCGTTATACCAGCCCTCATTCTTGTTGGACGGGTCACAGTAGAACTCAAGCTCCCAACGATCATTCCACAGCTTCTTAGCTGCGGGCATTCCATTGACGATTACTAACTTAGATGTCCCTTGTGTAGCCATAGTTTGATATTAAGATGTTGCGTGTCAAGTTATCGCTCTTGGATTCTAAAAAAGCTGCTTAGCTCTGCCGTGACATCGGAGTTTCCGCTATTGTTTTTCACTTGCAATTGTATGTAGTCGTTTTGATCGAGCGTCACGCCTACCAATAGTGTAAAATATGCAACGTCTCGCGTTCCGCTCAAATTATTCACTTGGCGAGTCTGCGCGGTGTAATCCAAATCTACGAATGCGGATGCGCTGTTGTCCCACTTACGAAAGCGCACTGTCAACTGATTATTCTGTGTCGATTCTAATACAAGGTTACTAGTAACTTCAAACTCCCGTGGACTGTTACCAAGATGGGTTAGGTTTCCGTCTGCCGATGCAGAGAAGTGTTCCAAACCTGTGCCAGTAAAAATACCCTCTAAGTTGTAGTAGGTCGAACCCGCAGAGATTACTGTTAATTCCTCACTGGTGATGGAAGTGGTTCCGCCAACGAATGTATTAGGCAAACCGTTGTTTCGTTTCCAGTATGAACACAAATCGCCTCTATCCATGTTTGGCGTTAAATTTGAATCGTCTGCATCATACGCGCCGTCTCGTGTGATCTCGCACCCTTGCAATTGAACTGTTCCTGGATTTGGGAAGTTTGACGGAGAAAAATCGTGAAAAGCTGCCAGCGACGGAAGATCACAATTAATATCTGACAAAAAGCGCGAATTCATTTGAAACAATGTCCCCTCATTAAACAGTGGCTCTGTCATTGTTCCCGCTAAGCTGCGCACGATACTCGTCGTAATTCTGTATCCACCCAGCCAAATGCCATGAAGCGTAAGCGATGGAGAACCACCAAATCGACCAGTGCCTTCTTCTAGTCCTTGCCTGTATTCGTATAGGTCGCCCAATGACGTGCAATCAGTATAATTGACGCGTGCCACCTCAATCGCGTTAAATCCTGTTGCGTCATACAATTCGTAAACTTTTGAGCTAGTCCCCGTCACGCTAATGTCAATGTCCGCCATGAGCAAATTGCCGCTGCCGATTGCAATGCTTTCAGATACAAACAATGTATAATTATCTTCACTGGATGTTAGGCCGCTAATGTCGAACGATTGCCCCAGTATAGTCAGACCGCCAGTGGGGACGGTGATTGATTGCGAACCCATATCAATTATTCCGTCAAGCAGATACGCCTTTGAGCTATCCAGCGTGCCAGACAAGTCGCTTGCCTGTGTCACGATGATAGAGGTTTGAAGTTTAGGCTGCGCGTAGTCCACAACTGCTCCGCCACTAGTAATCTCAGTGTCAGTGTCAGATACGGTTGTTTGAATTGTAAGACCTAAATTGTCGCGTGCGTCTGAGGCTGTAGATGCCCCTGTGCCACCCTCTGTAATAGCTAGGTCGTCGGTGAGCGTGATGCTATTAAATGTCACGTCATCTCCAGTCCCGATATTAAGAGCGTTCCTCCAATTAGTGTCCGAACCAACTCCAAAGTTTGGCTGAGACGTAGGGTCATCGAAGAAGTCGTCAATTTCTGAGGTGGAATATGCGCCTACGTCTTGCCAATTAACTTGGTGCGGATTGTTAAAGTCCGCTAGGTGAGCGCCTAAGGCAGGAGAAACTTGCTCGGCTGCATCTGACGCTAGATAGTTCTCAAGTGCATACTCATACCGAACCGTCGTCCCTTCAACCTCAGAAGGAAAGACAAACTCAAGGCGCTGACCCGATGGCTCGAGAACCTCGTAGTAGGACAGGATACCTGAGTCTCCATTCACCCATAGGGTTGGAAAGCTCCATGTTCCATCTGTCTGAATCTCAGCACTTACAGAATCTTGCGGATAGGACGCAGCATCCTCGGTGTCTGTCCCAACCGACGTGACCCGAAGCACCATGTAGCGCCCTGCGTATGCTGGATTGTTCTGTGCGTCTAGTGAAGTTCCTTCTAATGTAAATGTGTTTGCCATAGTTTTATTTTCCTAGAAAGTGTTTAGCGACGGTTACTGCCGCTTCGTGATATTCGTGAGAGTCATCCATTTCCGTGTGAGTATAGTCTAAGATCGTAGGCTCGCAGAGGGATTTGCCACCCTTTAGTGTGTCACCATCTAGTTCCCACCATCGGGCCTTCTGTATCAAATGTGATACGACTGTAACATTTTCTGGAACATCTATTCGCCAATCGCAAAATGCCGCCCATCGACCTAGTATGGTTTTGCTGCGGAATACAGGATCGCATAGAACGCACGTAACAGGGGCTACAAGGCGTTTTGTTAGCTCAGGCATACCATACCCGCCTCCCCAGCTGTAAGCGCACACAAGGACGTCTGAGGGGCTACGAGAGTTAATCTCCTTGGCAAATGATTTCCAATCGGTATTCCATTCTCTAAGGTAGACCAATGTGTCGCCCTCGTCGTGAAGGTATGCTCGTTTTCTCAAGTCATCGCACAATTGCCTAGAACCCGTGTTTTCATAGTTCTTTTGTGTAAAACCGCTTATGACGACTATTACTTTCATGCGCCCCATACGCCTTTCTTCTCGATGTGATAGTGGATGACTGGAACTGGCTCCTGCTCCTTACCGATTTTCACTTTTAAGTCGCTTTCAACATTTACTGAAAACCCGCTATTAATGAAATACGAAGCAACCACTCCAATTACTAGAGCGGCTACGACCAATACTAATGCTGTATATTTATTCACTATATTCTACCTTGATTGAGTGTTTCGTGTCATCTATCCTTACGTAGCCATTTACCTCTTCCGTCTCCCTGTCCATAAACAGCCGAATTTCATAGTCGCTCTTGGCCACACACCCCATCATGTAGGATACGAAGTAAAGGACATAAAGGACTGTAATTAGTTTATTCATCGCCCCTTGTTAGGTTTTTTACGTATCCATTCATCTCTGAAATCACAGGGCCGTAGTCGTCCTGCCAGTCGAGGGAGCGCTCCACCATCTTGATGATGTCTCCTTGCCTGGCTGTTACCCCTGCAATGTCCGCTTTATTCTGAAATATTTGGGAGAATGCAGTTAGCGATGCGGGAATGAGAATGCCTGTCGCAATTACGCCAAGGACGATCATTACGCCGAAATACAGATTGCCTTTGGCTGTTGCAGTCATGCTATTTCTTTCTTTTTACTACTGTTTTCTTAACCGTCACCTTGGTTTTAGGCTTAGTCTTTACGGGAGTTCTCTTGTATGTAACTTTTGTTTTCTTTGGCATAGTCTTTGTGCGGCAGGTTGATCTTGTTGATTTTGAGGCCATTAGATTTCTTCGGTTATTGCGAACCATCCGTCAGCTTCAAGCTGGCTTCGTGTTCGTAGGTTTGGTGATAGTGATGGTGAGGCCGAGATGAGTCCGACAATGTCAATCGAGCCGCCCTTGGCTGCCGTGATTGCCTCGACGATGCCCGCTTCTTCCTCTTCGGTGATTGCTGGTGCGATAAGCTGTCCAAATGACAACTCGTCAGCGTCGGCATGGACTGGT